CGTGTGTGGTCAGGGTGGCGGCGAGTTGCCCGCTTTTTTGCAGGGTTTTGCCTCCTTCGTCTGCGGCGCGACGGCTTTGTTTCCACCGCTGTCCGCCCCAACCTTCGGATTCGAAGTTTTCTTCGGTCATGGACAGCAACTCGGTGGCGATGCCCCGCATCATGGCGCGGGTATCGGTGGCGTTTTTGAGCAGTGTACTTAGACCGTGGTCGAGCCTCTCTGCATCTAATTTAATCTCAAGCATGGTCAGCCCCTCAATAATTCACGCACCCATGCCAATGATTCGGGGGTTAGGGCGTTTTTGAATTTTCGGTTAAATACCTGGTCAAGCAATCAAGACACGCTTTCACGCGCCGGGGCTGGACGACCGAATTGGAAATCAAAATGACGGAGTATGTCGCAGACGAGGAGCAGGCCGATGCAAATGCAAACCCAAACCCATGATTTTACGGCAACGTTGCAATTCGGCATTGTGTCGGCGATTGATGAGGCGTCGCACAGTTTGCGGGTAAAAATCCCCGTACTCGACGACATGGAAACCGACTGGCTGCCGATGGCAACACCGGCGGCGGGCGGCAACCGTTTTTACAGCCTCCCCGATGTGGGCGAACTGGTTGTCTGCCTGCTGGATGCGCGGGGCGAAAAAGGCTGCGTTATCGGCGCGATTTACAACGCCGCCGACAAGCCGCCGGTATCCGACCAAAACAAATGGGTCAAACGGTTTACCAACGGCACGGTCATCTCGCACGACCGCCGCAGCGGCGAGGTGGTCGTTGAGACGCCGGGCAAAGTCAAAATCAAAGCGGCGCAGAAGGTGGATATCCAATCCCCAGAAACTGAAATCACGGGTAATGCGACGGTAAACGGGCTGTTGACCTATACCGCAGGTTTGACGGCCAGCAATGCCGGCGGCGGTGCAGCGGCAAATATAAAAGGTACAGTCAACATCACCGGCGACCTCATCGTCAACGGCATCAACATCGGCAAGCACATCCATGACGGCGATTCCGGCGGGCAAACCGGTGAGCCGAAAAATCATTAAACCGCATTAAAAGGCGTTTCAGACGGCCTTCCCTACAATCCCTGTATCGATAAGCGATACAGGGATTTTTTGATGTTTTACGCCGCGCCTATTTCAAAACACTGGCAGATCGCGCCCGAAGGCTCGGGCGTGGTTCAGGGTGCGGACGACATCGACCAATGCATCCGCAATATCCTGTCCACCCGCAAAGGCGCGGACGTTACCCGTCCTGATTTTGGCTCTGACCATTACAAATGGCTGGACACGCCGGAAGACGTGTTTGTCCCCAATATCGTGCGCGAAACCGTGCTGGCCATACAGACATGGGAAAAGCGGGTAGCGGTTGAAAACGTCGTTTTCAGCGGGGCTGCACCGCATCTGACGATGACGGTTTATTGGCGCGTCGCCGATGAGGTGGCGGGCGAGATTTATACGACAGACATCAGATTGGAGCAGGCGGCATGGATTTGAACAAGCTAAAACGCGAGGACGTCAAAGTGGTTTCGGACGATCTGTCCGAAATCTTGGCGCAAACCATCGCCGATTATGAAGCCCGCAGCGGCAAAACCCTGCAGCCCGCCCATATCGAACGGCTGCTGATCAATACTTATGCCTACCGCGAGACATTGGCGCGCAAAGCGGTCAATGAGGCCTACCGACAGCAGCACCCGCGTTTTGCCACGGGGCTGATGCTGGATTTGTGCGGCGATGACGTCAACACCCCGCGGCTTGAAGCCTCCGCCGCCCGTTGCACCATCCGTTTTACGTTGGCTGCCGGACAAGGCGGGACCGTTTTGATTGCACAAGGCACTCAGATTGCAGCCGGGGCAACCGTGTTTCAGACCACCTCGTCCGGTACGCTCTCACCGGCCGGCCGCACTTTGGATTTGGAAGCGGTCTGCCTGCAGACGGGTGTGTCCGGCAATGGTTTTTCCGCCGGACAAATCAACGCGCCCGTCAATCCGATTGACGGCGTATCGGCTGCCAACATCACGGTGTCGGCCGGCGGTGCGGCAGAAGAGTCTGACGATGCCTACCGCCGGCGCATCCTGCTCGCACCTGAGAGCTTCAGCGTTGCAGGCCCTGTCGGGGCTTATGAGTATTTTGCCCGCCGTGTCAGCCCCGTGATTTGCGACGTCCATGTGGGCAATCTGCAAAGTTCCGATGGCGCGCCGATAGGCGGACAGGTTCGGGTAACGGTATTGACCAAGACCGGCCTGCCGTCATTGGAGTTGATTAACGAGGTGCAAAGAGCCTTGTCCGGGGAGCGCGTCCGTCCGCTGTGCGACACGGTAACCGTTGCGGCCCCGTCCGTAGTGGATTACACGCTGGATGTCGAGCTGGTTTTATTTACCGGGGCAAACACGGCCGAAGTGGTCGCTGCCGCAAAACAGGCATGGGCGGCATACGAGGCCGCCCGCCGCGAAAAACTGGGGTTAGACATCGTACCTTTGGATATCCAGACCATCCTCAAAGTTGACGGTGTTTACAACGTCATCCTGAAAAAACCGACGTTGACGGTCATCAAACCGGAGCAATGGTCGCGTTGTACCTCCATCAATATCGGCACGTCGTCCGAGACGGCGGAAGGGTAGTACATGGCCGAACTGACTTACGCCGAAATCATCGAACGCGACCAGCGTTATCGGATGCTGGCCGATTTGGGCTTGAGGATGAGCGACATTGACGCGGTAAAACTGATGCCGCGTTTGACGGAGCTGGTCGCCCCCGAGCACTTGGAACTGTTGGCCGAGAGCCGCAGCATCTTGGGTGCCGACGGCTACTGGCTGGCCGAGAGCGACCAAACGCGCCGAAAACTGATTAAAGGCGCGTACCTGCTGCACCGCTACAAAGGCACGCCCTGGGCCATACGTGAGATTGTGCGGCGGTTGGGATTCGGAGAAGTCGAAATTACCGAAGGCTATGGCAACAAACGGCATAACGGCGAAATCGTCCGCAATGGCCGACATGCCTACGGCCACAGCGACCGCTGGGCGCACTACCGCATCACGATGCCTCATGCCATCACCAATGACCAGGCCGATCTGCTGCGGCACACCCTGAGTGCATTTGCACCGGCACGCTGCGTTTTGGCCGCACTCGATTACCAACATGCCGCCTTGAGGCACAACGGCCGCGCCTTGCGCGACGGCAAATTCAACAGAGGAACTGCGTATGTGGGGAGGTGTTTATTTTTGCACTGAGTGGATAGAAGAAAAAAAACGGCGAAAATCTTTATGGGGCGTGGGTTTGAGCAAAGCTGGTGCGGGAAAAAACTTGCACCAGCTTTTGCTTTGGTTTGATAAAAAATGCGTTATCTTTTGCACTGAAATGTACGGAAAATAATCGGTTATTAAAGGGGATTTAAACTTTCTTAAATTTGCCGGCCGAACCATACTACTTTGCCGATGATTTCAACGCCTGATGTTTCGTCAGCTAAATTTAATTCGAATGGTTGGTAAGCCTCGTTTGCAGAGGAAACCAGTAGATGGTTGCCCGGGAGGGTTTGGGTACGCTTGACTATGAGCTCCTCGCCAATCCGGAGCACATACAAGCCGTTTCCGGGTTGGTTACGGCTGTGATCCACCAACACGTTATCACCATCAAACAATATGCCCTCCATACTGTCGCCTGCCACTTTGACAACCGAGAGAGATTTAGGGTCGGTACGCAGGTGGACACGAATCCAATATTTCCGAAAAGCCATTGTGAATCTTGGTTTTTCGTCTTCAGCGATATAACCGTGCCCAGCAGCGACTTTAACGTTGTAGCGGGGAATAAATACGAACTCTTCAATATCAACCGGTCGATTCAAGGTATCCAAAACAGGTTGAGCATACTGATCGCCATCATAGGCTGCTGGTTGTTTGCCGTCTTCGCTATCTTCTTTGAGCATAACCCCTTGTCCGGTAGCAAGCCAAAGCAGATTTACTCCAGCCGCATCGGCAATTTTAATCAGGTTCGTGGTGCTGGGCTCAGCACCCTCTTTTACCCATTTGGTCGCTGTCGGGTATGCCACATCAACTCTTCTGCACAGCTCGGAGACGCTGCCAAGTCTCTTCGCAACTATCTCCATTCTCTTTGCAAACTCAACGTTAAAGTTCTCCATACAAAGACTAACCTCAACCTATAAATAACTATAACGTTAATCTTAAAATAAATTATCATTGAAATCATATATTTATAATCAAACCTAATAAAATATCCCGGATTTTAAGTTTAACTATATAAATTCCACTTGCTAATTTTAATCTCAACGCTATAATACCTACATCTAGTCAATTCTCTAACTGACAAAAAATAGGTATCTCAAGATGAAAAAAAATACAGCTCAAAAGGTAACCGCAGAGCCTTTGGATTGGCACCGCGCCGACATCATTGCTGCGTTGAAAAAACGGGGTTGGACTATCCGAGCACTGGCCGAGCAAGCCAATGTTCATCCGACCACTATTTACGGCGCGCTCATCAAACCCTACCCGAAAAGTGAGCGGGTTATCGCTGATGCGCTGGGTTTGAAGCCTGAACAAATTTGGCCGCAACGTTATGCGGCACGCAATTTTCAGCCAGTGCTGCACCGTGCAGTTAATGCATAAATGTATTGTACGGATAACAGGCTAAAAAATCACGAATTTAAATTCTCGATTGATAAATTTTTACCATGAGAACCATCAGACGACAGGCGAAAGCCACCTCTCTGGACCATGCGATTGAGCTGGCCAAACAGCATGCTAAGGAACAGCATCGACCATCTAAAGTGATGGCCGACCTGATGGGTGTAGAGCTTAAAACTTATTACCGCTGGCTGTTGGATAACACTTTACCCCTCAATCGGATAGCCCAGTTTGAAGCACTAACGGGCAGCCGCTTTATTAGCGAATATCTAAGCGTGCTGCACGGCGACCGGGTGGTGATTGAAATTCCGCGCGGCCGCAAAGGCAAGGCGGCGGATATGGCGCAGGTGCAGAGCCAAACGGCAGCAGCTTTAGCATTGTTGGCTAAATGGCATGAGGACGGCAGCGGTGTAGATGAAACCATTGAGGCGCTCACCAATGTGTTGGCTCTCCTCGCCTACCAAAGAGAAAACGTGAAAAAGGCCGGTAATCCGGAATTGGATTTTGGGGATGATAGCTATGAATGAGTATTTAAGTGCGGCCGAATTGGCACAGCTCAACATCCTCTCTTTGCCTAAAACGCCTAAAGGCATCACGGATAAAGCTAAGCGTGAATGTTGGCCGAACCGTAAACGTGCCCAGCGTGGCGGCGGGATGGAATACCAAGTCGCCGGACTACCTGAAGAAATCCAAACCGCGGTACGGGAGCGGCAGGCGGCTCAATTGCTGGCTCAATCACAGCCGGCGGTGCTGCCGAGCGTGGCCAAGGCCAAACGACCTGCGGCGGTGCGGCGGATGGAGCAGTTGGGTTTGCCGATTGACGACTATGCGATGGGTTTGAACGACAAGCAGCGCGACTGCGCCCATGCACGGATGGCACTGGCGGCGGAGGTGCTGCGGCTGCATGAGGTAACCGGCTTTGGCATTACGGATGCGGTGCAGTTTGTGGTGCGGCAGGTGGAAAGCGGGCAGTTATCGGAAACGCTGGCTTATTTGGTGCCGGTGGCCAATGCCCGCGCCAACAACCAACGCGGCATCAGTGTACGCACGCTGAAAGGCTGGGTGGCGGCCTACCGCGCCGCCGGTTCGCCCAATGCGCGGTTGGCCGCTTTGGCACCGCGCCCGACCAAAACAGAGACGCCGGTGGTGCAGATTGCCTGGCTGGCGGATTTTATGGCGCACCACTGCCGCCCGAGCGCCCCGAAGCTGGCACACAGCTATCAGGAATTTGCCAAAGGCTGGCTTACCGCCCAGCCGGCCTACGAGCTGCCGAGCTTGGATACGGTGCGGCGGGTATGGAAAAAGCTGCCGCAGATTATGCAGCAGCGCGGGCGGATGACGGGTGCGGCCTACAAATCGCTGCTGCCCTATATCCGGCGCGACTGGCAGGCTTTACGGCCGAATGATGTGTGGATCGGCGACGGCCACAGCTTTAAAGCCAAGGTGCAGCACCCGATTCACGGCCAGCCGTTTAAACCCGAGGTAACCGTGATTATCGACGGCTGCACGCGCATGGTGGTGGGGTTTAGCTTTTCGCTCGCCGAGAGCTGTGTGGCGGTGGCGGATGCGCTGCGTATCGGCATCAAGCACAACGGCGTGCCGCTGATGTACTACTCCGACAACGGCGGCGGCCAAACCGGCAAAACCATCGACCATGAAATCACCGGCTTAACCGCGCGGCTGGGTATCCACCATGAAACCGGCCTGCCGGGCAACCCGCAGGGGCGCGGCATCATCGAGAGATGGTGGCAAGACAACCTGATCCGGCTGGCCGCGCAATACGAAACTTTTACCGGCTCCAGCATGGATCGGAGCACGCAAAACCTGCTCTACCGCAAGATGGACAGCGCGTTTAACGCATGGCGGCAGGGCAAGGAATTGACACCCGAACAGCAGCGCTACAAGGCCAAGCTGCCGAGCTGGCAGCAGTTTATGGCGGATGTGATGCAGTGTATTGCCGATTACAACAACCGGCCGCACAGCGAACTGCCGAAAAACGCCGACGGCGTGCACTACACGCCGCTGGAATACCGCGACCTGCGGATGCAGCAGGAAAACCTCGCCCCCGACCTGCTGGCCGAAGCGGAACTGGACGTGCTGTTTAGGCCGCAGGAAGTGCGCAAGGCGGCACGCGGGCAGATTGAGCTGTTTGGCAATGTGTATTTTTCGACCGAATTGGCCGAGCTGCACGGCGAAGACGTGCGGGTGGCCTACGACTACGACGATGCCGAGTGGGTGTATGTGTACAAGATGGACGGCAGCTTTGTGTGCAAAGCCAAGGTGGACGGCAACAAACGCGCAGCTATGCCGATTACGGTGCGCGACCAGCTGGCGGAGAAACGTGCCAAAGGCCGCATCAAACGCGCGGAAAACACCATCCGGCTGGCGAAAGAAGAAACCCGCCCGGCCATCGAGCACCAGCCCGATTTTGGCCTACTGGTTGGCAATGGGAACTACGAACCCGTACCAGCGAAAAAACCTCAGATATTTATGTTTGAAAGCGACCGCGACGAATGGGAGCGGCAGCAAGCGAAGTAAAACAGGCAGCCTGCGGCAACAGGCTACCTGAAACCCTGAAACCCCTTTTTTAAAGGATTTTAAAGATGAGTATCAGACAGGATTTACAAGACTATATCAGCGATAACGGCCTCTCGCAATCGGCGGTGGCGCGTGCCGTGGGCGTCACCTCGCCCGTAGTGAACCAATACCTGCACGGCAAATACCCGGGCAATGTGCAGGAAATTGAACGCAAGATTGCCGCCTATCTGCAAAAGCAGCGCGAGCGCGAAGCCGAAAGAAAGCTGGAGGTGGACTATGTGCTCACGACTACGGCCAAGCGGGTGCGTGACGTGCTGCGGTTGGCACACGTGGAAGGCGAAGCAGTGGTGCTGTTTGGACAGGCCGGCTTGGGCAAAACCAGCTCACTGCGCGAATACTGCAAACAGGCACCCGATGCGCTGATGATTGAGACCGATCCGACCTATACCGCCAAAGTGCTGCTGCAAAAGCTGGCCGCCATGCTTGGCGCAGAGGGCAAAGGCAGCCTGAACGAGCTGATGGATTCGGTGGTGGGCCGATTGCGCGACAGCGGCCGCATTATCTTGGTGGATGAAGCGGAAAACCTGCCGCTGCGGGCGCTGGAATGCCTGCGCCGCGTGCACGACAAAACCGGCTGCGGCTTGGTGTTGGCCGGGATGCCTAGGCTGCTGGTCAACCTGCGCGGCAAAAACGGCGAATTGAAACAGCTCTACAGCCGCATGGCCTTTAAGTTGGATTTGGGCGAGAGCGTGCCGGATGAAGACTTGGCGCAGATTGTGGCCCAAGCGATGCCGGATATGGATGAGGAGGCCGCCGCCGAGCTGGTGCGCACCGCCGCAGGCAACGCCCGCCGGCTAGACAAGATGCTGCGCGGTGTGGTGCGGCTTGCCCGGATTAACCGGCAGGCGCCATCTGTAGAAATGGTACGGCAGTTTGCCGAGATGTTGATCCATTAAAGGGGGAAACGGGAATGTGGCAAGACAGTTTGAAACCGGCACTGTGGCGCTGGATGGTGGGCACGCTGATTGCGCTGGGTTATGCCGTGCTAATCAGCAGCTGTACCCCTGATGAAGTCACTATACGGCCGTCTCATATAGCTGCCGAAACAGCAGAAGAGTCGGATGCGGCAGAAAAAATGCCGATTGCCCACGGCATATACCCCGACCTGCCGTTTGAACCGACCGAGGAAGATTTTGAATCGGGGTTGGCGCAATGAGTTGGGGCAGGCGTTACAGCGACCCCTTCGCTTTCGGCCGCCATGTCGGCAGCCTGCGCAGCAGGCGGTGGGGGCGGTATCCGGAAAAGACGTATGAGGATTACAGGCGCGAAGAAGCGGAAGAGAGGCAGCGCAAAATCAATGCCGTGCTCTCGGAAATCCGGGAGAAGTTCGGAGAGGGCGTGATGCGGCTCGGAAGTGATTTTTTGAAGGATGAGGATGAAAAGAAATGAACGCAAAAGAACTGTTGGAATGGCTGGAAGAGCGCGGCGAGCTGTACATCTGCAAAGCAGACGGCGGCAGCTATACCGTCGTCGCACGGGCTGCTGACGGCGTGTTGAAGACGGCGGAGGCGGCCACGTTGGGCGAGGCGGTTTTAATGTGGGAGGAAATGTGATGAACATCCGTTGCCCTAACTGCGGCGCGGTGCACAGCCTGGATACGTTGATTAACGATGCCGACGCATCGGCGGTGCTCAAGGCTGTGTTGGATATGGATGCAGAGTTGGGCAAGGCAGCCATCCGCTATATCGGCCTGTTCCGCCCCGCCAAGTCGCAGTTGAGCTGGTCGCGGACGGCGAAACTGCTGAACGAGCTGCTGCCGTCGATTAAGGCCGAAACCGTTGAGCGCGACGGTGTGTCCTACTCCGCCCCTGCGGCGGCATGGATACATGGCTTTACCGAAACCCTGGCCGCCCGCGATATAGGCCGTCTGAAAACGCCGCTTAAATCTCATGGGTATTTGTACGAAATCGTCAGCAAATGGCAGCCGTCGGCCGCTGCGGCAGTGCCTGCCTGTCCGATGCCTGCGGATGCGGCGGCAGTCAATACCAAGCTGCGGCAGGGTGTGCACGCGCTGACGCAGTGGGCGGGCGAAGACTGGCTGAAACAGGAAATTGCGGCAGGTTTCTCCCTGCTGGCCGCGCAGAACCTCAAAGGCCGTCCTGCGGCGCAGGACTTGCCTGTTTTAGCAGCGCTGTGGGAGCAGAGATTGATGGATCACGCGGTTGCACGCGGAGAAGTGAAGCTGATTGCGGAAACGGACAGGATGCGGATTCAGACGGCCTTTAAGGCCTTACAGGATACGCAGGAATGGCCGAACGTCATCGAGCTGATCCGCGCCCTGCCGCCGCGCCTAATACCTCGTTCGATGTTGGCGAAACCGCAACCCGACCGGGCAAAAGGACGGGAAGAGTTGGCCAAAGTCAGACAGAATTTAAACCGAAAAGGAAGTGAAAAATGAAATTTTCAGCAAACGAAGAAGCAATACTGGCTGAATTTGTCGGCTACTACTGGTTGTTATTTGTCATGTGGTGCAAAGAAAACGGCCATACGGTAGGAGATGCCGAATCAATCAGGGTCAAACTGGAAAACCCTTAATCATCAACTAGTAAAAAGGAAAAGCAAAATGGCGAAACAACGTATCAAACAGGCCGCGATTGAAGCGGCACAGGACAAGGGCGAAGTAACCGCCCACATCCGCCGCATCGGCGACCTCGCCCGCGAAGTGAAACGGCTTGAGACCGAGGCGGGCGATAAAAAGGCCGCAATCGAAGAGGAATATGCCTCCCTTGCCGCCCCTTTGAAGGCCGAAATCGAAGGCCTGACGGCCGGCGTATCGGCCTACTGTGAGGCGCATAAGGACGAGCTGACCGAAAACGGCAAAACCAAAACAGTGGACTTTACCACCGGCCTGGTCAAATGGCGCATCCGCCCGCCCAGCGTGAAGGTAACCGGCGTGGCCGCAGTCTTGGCATGGATGAAGGAAAAAACCGCCTTTGCGGAATTTATCCGCACCAAGGAGGAAATCGACAAGGATGCCGTCCTCAATCAGAAAGAGCGGTTTGCCGACGGCCAAGTCCCCGGCCTGAAAATCGTCAGCGGGCTGGAAGACTTCGTCATCGAGCCGACCGAGCAGGAATTGGCCTAAATCACCGGCGGCCTCGGTTGAGGCCGTCTGAAAATCTAACCGACAACAAGGAACAAAATTATGTGGTTTAAACAATGCAAAGCCTACCGGCTGCCTGAAACCCCGGATGCGGCCGTTTTAGCTGAGGCGCTGGACGAACACCGTTTTGTGCAGCCCGGCGGGATGGATTGGTTTGGAGACGGTTTTACCGTACCACAGCCGTTTGGCGACGAGCTGGTATTTGCTGCCAACAAGACCTTGGGTATCTCCCTGAAGCGTGAAGAGCGGGTACTGCCGGGTGCGGTCATCAAAACCGCCTTGGACGAAAAAATGGCTCAAATCGAAGCGGAAGAAGCCCGCCAAGTCGGCCGCAAGGAAAAGCAGGAGCTGAAAGAGCAGATTATTGACGAGCTGCTGCCGCGCTCCTTTACCCGAGCCAGCCGTACCGATGCAGTCTTGGCCGACGGCTACCTGCTCATCAACCAAACCGGCAACAAAGCCGAAACCCTGTTGAGCCACCTGCGCGAAGCACTGGGCGGACTGCCGGCCCACCCCACCTTTACCCGCCACTCCGTATCTGAGTTGATGAACCAATGGCTGCTGCGCGGCGAGGCCGACGGGCAGTTTGAATTGGGCGACTACGTGGCTTTGGTCGGTGCGGGCGATATGGCACCGGAAGTACGTATTAAGCGCGAAGACGTAACCGCCAAAGAAGTGGTGCAGCATGTGAAAAACGGTAAGCGCGTGGTCGAACTGGGCTTGGTATGGCGTGAGAGCGTGGTATTGGTGCTGACGCAGGATTTGACCTTGAAGCGCATCAGCTACCTAGACCACTTGCAGGAGGATGCCGAGAGCCACGGCGACGATGCCGCCAGCAATGCCTTTGCGTCGCAAATCATCATGGCTCATGCACTGACCGGCATATTGGACGAGCTGGCCGAATTGTTGGGTGGCTGGCAGGAGTAATCATGAGCAAAGTCATTATCTATAACCTTGATGCACCTGGGTTGGCAACGAACTACGCTGCCGTAGACCGATTTTTAGAAACCGAAATCCCTGATAATTGGTATGAAATGAGCGATGAGGAGCAGGATGAGTATGCCCGTGAACAGTTTTATCAGCAGTTTTCATGGGGCTGGCAGGTAGTAGACGTGTAAATCAAAAAATTACACTATGTGTAAATGTGTAATTTCTGAATTTTAAGAACCCGCGCGGCACGGTTTGCCGCTTTTAAACAGGAGTTTTAACCATGAATAAACCGGATTTAATCAAAGACATCGCCGAGCGTGGCGAATTTACCAAGGCTGATGCCGAGACTGCTCTGAAGGCGGTGCAGGGTGCCATCATCGCCGTCCTAGTTAATGGCGACAAAATCACCCTGCCGGGCTTCGGCACGTTTAAAGTGGTGGAGACCGCTGCCCGTACCGGCCGCAATCCGAAAACCGGGGAGCCGGTGCAGGTGGCAGCCAAACGCAAGGTACGGTTTAAGCCGAGCGCGCAGCTCAAAGAGCTGGTGAATCAGTGATGCTCAATCCATGCCGCTGCCGGATGCGGCGGCATGAGTGGATCATTACAAGAGGCTACCTGAAAAATGCAGGCCAATCTGAATAAACTGAAAGCCAAAATCCACATTGGCAAAGCGCAACTGGGCTTGGACGACGACACCTACCGCACCCTGCTGCGCCGCGAAACGGGCAAAAGCTCCTGCGCCAAGATGACCCTGCGCGAGCTGGAAGCAGTGCTCGCGGCCATGCAGCGGCAGGGTTTTGCCGCCAGCCGCCCGATGGGGCGCCGCCCCAGCCCGCGCCGCTCGGCCTCCAAGATGATCGGCAAGATAGAGGCGCTGCTGCTGGATAACGGCCTGACTTGGGCTTATGCGCACGGGATGGCCAAACGGATGTTTGGCGTGGACCAAGTGCATTGGCTGCCGGATGACAAATTGCACAAACTGGTGGCGGCCTTGCAGATTTATGCCAACCGCCGGAAAGGGGAAAAATAATGTCGTTTGAACTCTATGATGAAACGGATTTTGAAGCGGTGCGCCACCTGCTGCCGGACAGCGTGATGGAAATGGTGGGGCTGATTGGCGCCGAGCCGACGCTCGCCCTGCTGCGCGCCTACGGCGGCACCACCTTCCCGGTATCCTGTAATGTGAAGCGTGCCGGGCAGGCTACCCACGCCGCTTTGGCAGAAGTGGTGGGTGAACAGGCGGCAGACAAGCTGTGCCACGCCTTCGGGCAAAGGCAGCGGTTGTGGCTGCCTAAATGCGAACGGGCGGTGCGCGAGCTGCTGCACCGCAAAATACGCCGCCAGTTTGACGAGCTGGTGAGCCGCGATAAGATGACCGCTTTTTGGGCGGTGCAGAATTTGGCGCAACGCCATCACCTTACCGACCGCACGGTGTGGGACATCCTCAAAAAGACCGACAATGCCCCGCCGCCGGAGAGCCGGCAAATCTCGCTGCTTTAACCGTGTGAGCCGCCTCAAGCATTTTCAGACGGCCTGCCGTTGGACAATAACCCCAGTGTAACCACTGGGGTTTTTATCATGTTTATTACCATTACAGCCGGACATTCAAACACCGACCCGGGCGCCGTGAACGGCAGCGACCGCGAGGCGGATATTGCACAGGATATGCGCAATATCGTGGCCTCTATCCTGCGCACCGATTACGGCTTGGAGGTTAAAACCGACGGCGAAGGCAAGGGAAATTTGCCTCTGCGCGAGGCCGTGAAACTCATCAAAGGCAGCCGCTTGGCTATCGAGTTCCATACCAATGCGGCACTCAATAAAACCGCGACAGGCATTGAAGCCTTATCCACCCCGAAAAACAAGGCGGCCTGCCAGCGTATATGCGCGGCGGTGGCCGATGCCAGCGGCTGGAAGCTGCGCGGCGAGGGTGGCTATAAGCCCGACAACGCCGGGCAGCACAGCCGTTTGGCCTATGCGCAAGCGGGCGGCATTATCTTGGAGCCGTTTTTTATCAGCAACGACGCGGATTTGAAGCTGTTTAAAGAGCGCAAGTGGATTATCTGCCGTGCGGTGGCGGATGCGGTTGCCCGCGAGGTGGGCGTTAATGGAAAGGCCGTCTGAAAAATGAAAAAGTCTTTGATTGCTTTGTGTCTTGCGGCTTTGTCTACCAATACCCCCGAATGGGTGATTGCACAGGAACGTATCGGCCGTCTGAAACAGCATCCGAGCCTGCGTTCGGGTAAGTCGGGTGTGGCCGCTGCCAGACGGGCCAAACGGCGCAGAAAGGCGAAACGATGAATAAGTTTGGCACTTGGCTGGCCGGGAACTTTACCAACCCGGCCACGGGGCAGGCCAGCCACACCAAAATTTGGACCAACATCGCCTACGCGGTCATGACCTATAAGTTTGTGATGGCTCCTGAGCCTGTGGAGTGGATGTGGTGGGCTTACGGCGGCATTGTGGGCGGTTTTGCCTTGGTACGGCGCGGCTTGTCGGTTATCCCGCAGCTGGCGGCCATCAAACAGGAAACGGAGCGCGAAAATGATGTGGATGCCCCTACTGAGTAAGCTGCTGCCCGCAGGTAGTCTGTGGAAAAAGCTGCTGCCGCTGCTGTTGGCTCTGACTGTGGCGGCCATCTGCTACCGCGCAGGCTACCTGAACCGCGACGGCAAAGCCAAAACCGAGATGGCCGCGGTGGCCGCCGCACACCAACTGGCACAGTTGGAGGCAGAACGCGCCTACAGCGCCAAACTGGCCGAAGTGGCGGCGGAGCGGCAGAAATGGGTTGATTTTGCCCAAAGCCAATCCATGAAGCTGGCCGAAGCCAACCGCCGATTAGATACCAAAACCACCCAAATCAAACAGGAGATACCTCATGCGATTGCACGCGACAACAGTGCTGGCGGCTGCCATAGCGGCCTTGGTGCTGACAGCTTGCGGCTCTACCGCCAAGCCTTCGGCTACAGCGCCGATTAAGGTGGTGGAGCGGCCGACCTTGCCGCCTGCTCCGGCGGAACTGTTGGCGAATTACGAACGCCCCGCACCGCCCGCTTCGGGTAGCCCGGAAGCCTTGCTCAACCATGCCGCCGAGTACGGCGCATGGTGCGGCAAACGCGATGCGCAGGCCTCCGGCTGGCAGCAGTGGTACCGCAACGGACAGGGGGAGAATCGTGAGTAGATACCGCGAACTGGTGCAACACCGCTTGGCGGTATACCACGCCGGTATGGAGCTCAAGCTGGCCCGTGCCCGCGAACAGGAGCCGTTTGTACTGGCGGTGGAGCGCAAATTATCGGCAGGCAGTTGGGATTACCGCATGGGCATGACTCCGAATTTCGGCGTGGTGTTTACCGTGCTGCCATGCCGCCTACCGCTCAAAGAGCAGTATCAGGCAGTCAAGGCTGATCTGTCCAAATACTGGGAGGTGGAGTTTGATGTGCAGGCAGGGCGACCGTGCCTGCATGTGAGCAGCCGCACCGACGAGGGTATCGATTGCTGCGTGGTATTTGACGGAGACGATGATGGCCGCTGAATTTTTAACCATCGATTATGTATTTCAGGGCGCTATCGGCATCGTGATGACGGTGTTATGGCGCTACATCGGCAAGGTGGATGGCAAGTTTGATTCCGTGCAAGCCGAGAATCACGCTTTGCGCGAACGCCTGCACGAGGTGGAGAAAGTCTATCAAACCAAAGCCGAAGCCCGGGAATACAAGGGCGAAGTGTTGGAGTTGTTACGGGAAATCAAGAGCGACCTCAAACAGGTTAGCGATAAATTAAACGAAAAGGCCGATAAAAAATGAGCACCCCTTACCAAGACCCGGTTGTGGAAATGCTGCGCGAAATCAGCGCCAAGCAGGATGTAACCATTGCCAAACAAGATGAAATGGATAAACGGCTGGCGGATATACAGGCCGACTGCCAACGCATTGCCCGTACCAACGGCAGTTTGGCCGGTGCGGTATCCGGCGCGGTGAGCGGCGGCGTGGTGGCCACCGGCATTGCCTTTATCCGCGCTAAATTCGGCTTTTAATTTGGATTGATTGACTATGGCTCACCCGAAAGAAACCCGCGACCGCCTGCGCCAACTCTATGTTTCCGGCAATCAAACGCTGGAGACGGCGGCGATCATGTGCGGTACCACGCAGGCCACCGCGCGGCGCTGGCGCGAACAGGCGCGCGAGCGCGGCGACGATTGGGACAAAATGCGTGCCGCCTACACGCTGGCCGGCGGCAGCATCGAGGAGCTGGGGCGGGCAACGATGGCCGGCTTCTTGCAACAATACAGCTCGACCATGGAACTGCTGCAACAGGACGGCGACCTAGGCCCGGCGGAAAAGGTCAAGCTGTTGGCCAGTTTGGCCGATGCCTATAACAAGACCGTGGCGGCCAATGCCAGAATCCTGCCGGAAACCAGCAAGCTGGCCACCGCGCTGGAAGTGGTGGAATTGCTGGTGCAGTTTGTATCGGAAAAACACCCCAAACAGCTGGGGGCACTGGCAGAGGTGCTGGAGCCGTTTGGGGCGGTGGTGGAACGGAAGTTTGGTTAACTATGGCTTTAACTTGGGAGTGTGTTTTTCAGGCGGGTAAATGATGTCGTTTATCTCTGCGGCTAATTCTTCATCGCTCCAGTCATCAAGCCCGGCTTTAAATGTCTTGCGGAGGTTGAAAACAATATCTTCGACCGACAAGCCAAGAACGTTCAGTTTTTTAATTTCATCAATGACATTTTCAGGTAGCCTTAGCATCTTAATCTCCTATGAAAAATAAAGAGTTTTTAAAACAACTATCCGCTATCGCCGACCAGCTGCGGCGCACCATCGAGGCGGAAGTGGTAGGCTTTGAATCGACCCCGGCGGCCATCGCGGAGCGCCGGGCTAAGGTATTCGATCCGCTAGGCGGCTTCGAATGCTTTGTTTATACCTACTTTCCCCATTATGTGCACACGGCGGAAAAGTCGCAACTGCACGAGTTTTTGTTTACGAGGCTACCTGAAGTCCTGCGCGAGCCGAAGGGCGTGCCGGAGGCGACAGGCGCGCCGCGCGGCGAGGGTAAATCCACGCTGGTAACCCAGCTGTTTACTCTGTATTGCATCGTAACCGAGCAGAAGCATTACTGCGTAATCGTGATGGACAGTATCGACCAAGCCTACCCAATGCTGGAGGCGATTAAGGCCGAGCTGGCTTATAACCCGCGCTTACTGACCGACTTCCCGGAGGCGGCGGGCGCAGGGCGGGTGTGGCAGGCGGGTACGATTGTGACCGCCAACGACATCAAGGTGCAGGTGGCGGGCTCGGGCAAAAAACTGCGCGGCCTGCGCCACGGCCCTTACCGCCCGGATTTAACCATCTTGGACGATATCGAGAACGACGAGCAGGTACGCAGCCCGGAGCAGCGCAAAAAACTCAACGACTGGCTGGATAAAACCATCCTGCCTTTGGGCGGCGTGGGCATGAAATACGATGTGATTTACATCGGTACCATCCTGCACTACGACAGCGTGCTGGCGCGAACTTTAAATAACCCGTTTTGGCACCGTAAAAAATTCCAAGCCATGATCCGCTGGCCGGACAATATGGCGCTGTGGGAGCAGTGGGAAGAGCTGTACCGCAACGAGGGCGAAGCAATGGCGCTGGCGTTTTACCGTGCCCACCGCGCGGAAATGGAAGCCGGCGCGGTTACCAGTTGGGCGGCGCGCGGGGTGCTGGAGCTGATGACCATCCGCGCCCGCGTGGGGCATGCAGCGTTCGACAGCGAGTACCAAAATGACCCGGTGTCCGGCGATGCCGCGCCGTTTGCCAACAGCCTGCATTTTTGGGTACAGCGCGATAACGAATGGCTGTTTTTCGGTGCCTGCGACCCATCGCTCGGCAAAGCTGGTGCGAGCCGCGACCCATCGGCGCTGCTGGTGGGCGGTTTTAACAAGCGCACCGGCGTGCTGGATGTGGTGGAGGCGCAGATTAAAAAACGCCTGCCTGACCGCATCATTGAGGACATTATCGCCCTGCAACGGCAATACCGCTGCCTGTTGTGGGGCATCGAGACGGTGCAGTTTCAGGAGTTTTTAAAAACAGAGCTGGTGAAACGCGGCGCGGCGGCGGGCGTGCCGATTCCGGCGCGCGGCATCAAACCGGTGGCGGATAAGCTGTTGAGGATTGAGAGCCTGCAACCGCATATGGCCAACGGCCTCATCCGCCTGCACGCCAGCCAAAGCACGCTGATCCAGCAGCTGCGGCATTTCCCAATGGCCGACCATGACGACGGCCCGGATGCGCTGCATATGCTGTGGATGCTGGCACAAAGCGGCTTCGGTGCGATTGACTACACCGCCGTGCCGCGCCACAACGACAGCAACGGGGTGCTGACTTTCGGCGGCGGCGCTTGGTAACAACCCGCTGAGGCGGCTCAAACGGTTTCAGACGGCCTTACATCTGACAATAGCGGCAAGATTAACTGCATCTTGCCGCTTAATTATGTCTATCAAATCCCGTTTTACCGCCGTTTTATCCGCTATTACAGGCAACACTGAGCCTGCGCCGAAAGCACCGCGCAAGGGCGAGCAGACCGCGCAGCTGGCCAAAGCCCGCGGCACCATCGGCGAGCATCCGAGCAAGGGGCTGACACCGCAGAAGCTGCACCAGATTTTAGAAGGGGCGGAAGACGGCGACATCACGGCGCAGTCGGAATTGTTTGCCGATATGGAGGAAAAAGACGGTCACATCTTTGCCGAGATGAGCAAGCGCAAACGCGCTTTAACCGGCTTGGATTGGCGGGTATCCGCTCCGAAAAATGCCGATGAGGCCGGCCGGCAGCTGGCGGAAGAGGTGGCGGGCTGGCTCTACGGCCTGCCGGACTTTGAGGCGCTGCTGTTTGACCTGCTGGATGCGCTAGGCCACGGTTTTGCGGCGGTAGAAATCAGCTGGCAGCAGGTGGACGGCTTATGGCTGCCGGCCAAGTTTACCCACCGCCCGCAGGGTTGGTTTACCCTGAAACACAACCAGCTCAAGCTGCTGGGCGTGAACGGGCAGGAGCCGCAGGACTTGTGGCCGCTGGGTTGGATTGTGCACCGGCACCAAGCGCGCAGCGGCTTCTTGGCGCGCGGCGGGCTGATGCGGTCATTAGCGTGGCCGTATCTGTTTAAAAACTACTCGGTACGCGACTTGGCCGAGTTTTTGGAAATTTACGGCCTGCCGGTGCGGCTCGGGAAATACCCGGCCGGCGCGTCGGACAAAGAAAAAACCACCCTGCTCAACGCACTGGTGGGCATCGGCCACAATGCGGCCGGCATCATCCCGGAAACCATGATGCTGGAACTGTTGGACGCGGCCAGCGGCAGCGGCGACACCTTTATGAGCATGGTGGACTGGTGCGAGCGCACCCAATCCAAAATCATCTTGGGCGGCACGCTGACCACGCAGGCGGACGGCAAAACCAGCACCAACGCGCTGGGGCAAATCCACAATGAAGTGCGGCACGACTTGCTGGTGTCCGACGCCAAGCAGCTGGCGGCCACGCTGACCCGGCAGCTGATTGCGCCGCTGCTGTATCTCAACAAGGGCATCACTGACCCCAACAATATCCCCTATTTTGAGTTTGACACCCGCCAGCCGGAAGACATGAAGCTGTATGCCGAGGCGCTGCCCGAATTGGTACAGCTCGGCATGAAAATCCCGCTGGAATGGGCGCACGAAAAGCTGGCCATCCCACAGGCGGCAGACGACCAAGACATGCTGGCCATGCGTGGTGCCCGGCCGGAACTGCGGCAGGCACAGGCCAGCCGCCACCGGCAGGGCGGCCCGGCCGCGCCGGGGGGGAGCCACCATCTCC